GACCGATACTGCTATTGGCACCAATCGCCTAGTGATCGCATCGCTTTATCTCCAGGATGCAGGCATGGATGCGGTTGATCCTAGTAGCGCCCAACTGATCAGCCGTTACATTGGAGGTATTGATGGCGCACGAATCGGTGAGTCTTCCGTCTCGTGGACAATCAGTCCAATGATCGATAAGACAAAGCCACAAGTGCCGACCCGCAAGGTGGCATCTGATCTGATCGGGAGGTTTACAGGGCGATGAGCAAGATCATTGCAGCAGTGAAACTCAAGGTGCAATGCGCTGACGGTTCCAGCCATGAAGGTGTCACCTTGGCGGTTGAGGATGATCGCCGCATCTATTTGGCTGCTGATGGCAGCGAACTAGAAGGTGTTGAGTGCATTGATGAATGCGTTGCTGTGCTGCCGCCTATGGCGCTGGCTGCAGTGTTGAGCCGTTGCAAGGAGTGCGAGTGATGCAAGATTTATCTCTCGCTAATAAGTGGCTGAATGATCTGCTTGATCCAGCAAAGATCCAAGAAAGACTAAATCAGTCAACGCCAATCGTTAACAGGACACAAGAGACGTGCGGATTCCCTGCACCAAAGGCTGCGCCCAATCAATCCAGCACAAATAAGGATCGCTCGCCTGGTAACCGGAAGACGCCTGCGGCTGATCTTGGTGCAGAGCAAAGGATCGCAGTCGCCGGCGAGACTGTACCGATCCTGTTTGGCAAGCGCGTCAGCAATAGCGGCGGCGTTTGGATTCAGCCAGCCCTAGTCAAGGCAGGATCCTATTTCTTCAAAGGCAGCTTCCTATTCCCTGTCAGTCAGGGTGAGATTGTCAGCAGCCCCGTCAAGCACCGCACATGGGTTGGCCTGCGCTGCATGGCCTTTCTTGACGATCAGACGATCACGATCAGCAATATCTACAACAGCGCCGCCACGCTTGCAGGATCGCCTGGCACGTGCCCGATTCTTGGCGCAGGGATGTATTGCGGCAATGAAACCTATTCATACATTGAGGGCACCTTTCCTGCGTCTGCCGGCACATACACACAGCGGCAAGAGTATCTTGCCAGCTCCTACTGGGGCTTCAGAAGCGTTGCGACTGGCAGTGGCGACACGACTAACACTGCAATCCTTGGCACTGTCGAAGTATTTGACAACCTGACTGGCAACGATATCACCGTTGCTTACTTTGCCGCGATTGGGCTGCCAACGACAACAGAGTTCGCCTTTAACACTGCTGTTTCGGGATCCGCAACACCATGCGGTGGTATTGGCGTTGTGCAGGATGCGGTGGCACTCGGATTGGCGCCGCCTCTTGCAGCATTTTGGGCCAGCTTGGGCGCCAGTGGTAGCACTACATTCACTTGGACATTTGCGTCAATCGACAATCAATATGATCCAAGCGAGCCGGCAACCACTGGAACCTTGACAGGTGTTCGCTACGAATATGTTGTTAGCAAGTACGCCAACCCCGCAAGCACGCCAACCGCTGATAACTCATCCTACGCAGACATCACATTCCTGAAGGTTGTTGGCGACATCTACGATCCCCCAGATGCTGGATCCTATCCAACCACTACGCGGCAGATCTCGATCTATTACGAGCAAGGCATCCGCGTTGCGCTCTACAGCGTGGATGCAGCAGGCAGCACGCAAGGCGCCAGCAATCAGCTCGTGGATCTGGCCATGTACCTGTTCACCAGCTTCAAGCGGCAGGCGGCTGGCACAACGCCTGATGTATCGCGGCCGATCCTCACCACGAACATGCCATCGATGGCGACGTTCTGCAATAACTACAGCCTGCAGTTCAACGGCATCATCGCTGAGTCTGTGAACATCATTGAGCTGATCAGCGAGACGGCGCCATTCTTCCTACTGTCGTTCATTTCCACTGGCGGACAATATCGCTTTGCTCCGGTGCTGCCGCTCAATGGCAGCCAGCAGATCAGCACTGCAACCCTATCGCCTGCGGCTACGTTCACAGAGGATGAGATTCTGCCTGGCAGCTACAGCAAGACCTACGTGAGCGCAGCCGAAAAGTCCGATGTGAATGTCACCGTTCTATTCCGCAAGAATGACCCTGACGCCATCGGCACACAGCAAAGCGTGCAGGTGCGCTACAGCGGCGTGAGTCTTGATGCCCCGGTTGAGCAGTTTGATATGTCGGATTTCTGCTCAAACCGCAATCATGCGATCATCTACGCCAAGCATTTTCTAGCGCGGCGGCGTTACTCCGTGCATTCGATTGAGTTCGAGACCGCGCTCGATACCACCGGCCTAATCCCGACCGATATCATCTGCGTGCAAAAGCAACGGATCAGCAGCGCAGGCGACAACCGCACCGAGACGGAGTATTACCAGATCACGGCTATCGATCACAACACTGACGGCACCACCAGCATCGAAGCCGCACAGTTCCCGGTGCATGGCAGCACCGTGCCTACGATTAGCAATGAAGTGCTCAATGGCACATTCACGGTCGTCTGATGGCAACCTTCCCCTCGCTGGCGCCGCGCACAAGATCGCTCAGCCTGGGCGACATACCGCAGCAGGTGTACAAAGGCACCAGCGGCGGTGAGGTGCGCTTCAAGCAAGGTTCTGCCTATATCGCGCAACGCTTGAGCCTTGGCTACGAATATCTGACCGAATCCGAAGCGCAACAGATCCTGGATCACTATGCGGGACAGGAGGGCAGCCTGATCCCATTTGATCTATCCAATGCCGTATGGGGTGGCTACACCACGCCTCCGGTCAGCTCAGCCAGTTACAAGTGGCGCTATACCGGTGCTTTTGATGTGACCATCGCATCGCCCCGGCGCTACAGCCTCACAGTTGAACTAGAAACGGTGCCGATCTAACCATGGCATTCCCTGCTCTCATTCCATCGGCCCGCACCTATGTGCCAGGTAATGTGCCACAGGTGCAGCAGGTTGCACTGTCTGGCAGCACTGTTGCCTACCGGCAAGGCAATCGCCGTGTAGAGCAAACGCTACAGCTGGCCTTTAACAATATCAGCGAGGCTGATCTAGACCTAATCAAGACGCATTACGTTTCGCAGGATGGCACCTACGGCATCTTCTTTCTATCGGGGGAAGTCTGGAATGGATACGCCACACCGCCGGTTCCGATTGTTGCCGACTATGCATGGCGCTATACCGCTCCGCCAGTCATCACAGATGGATCGTGCGACCTATGGAGTGTTGAGGTTGAGCTCACCACCTATGCCATCGATTTAGGAGACGTGATCTTCAATGCCGCAGATTCGGCTAGTGCCCCTGCGCGAGAGTATATTTTGAATGCTGGTGGCGCTGCCGCCACGCCTGCTCGTATCCTGATTGTTAACGGCGGCGCATCGGCATGACTACTACGATTCTTGCGTTCCAACAGCAGCGCCGCGACACGGCAGCTAACTGGACATTCAACAATCCAACCCTGCTGGCCGGTGAGCTTGCCTACGAAACCGATACCGGGAAGTGGAAGATCGGCACAGGGTCCACGGCCTGGACTGCGCTCAGCTACACGCCTTGGAGTCTCATTCCAGCATTCCCCATCACGGATGCATCGATTGCTAGCAATGCTGAAATCGCCGTAAGCAAGCTGGCTGATGGCACGGCCCGGCAACTGCTGCAGACCGATGCCGCTGGTACGGGGGTCGAGTGGGCCAGCAATATCGACGTGCCTGGCACGTTGGATGTGACGGGTGCTGCGACCTTTGACAACAACGTCATCATTCAAGGTGATCTGACGGTCAACGGCACCGAGACGATCATCAACACCCAGACGCTAGACGTTGAAGACAAGAACATTGTCATCGGCAAGGTCACCACACCAACCGATGTGACGGCTGATGGTGGCGGCATCACGCTGAAGGGCACCACCGATAAGACGATCAGCTGGATCGACGCCACCGATGCGTGGACGTTCAGCGAGCACCTCAACATCGCCAGCGCCAAAGAATACCGGATCGCTGGCACCAAGGTGCTCGATGCCACCAGCCTTGGCAGTGCTGTTGTGAGCAGCAGCCTTACCAGCGTTGGCACCATCGCCACCGGCATATGGCAGGGCACCACAGTTGCAACTGGCTACGGCGGCACCGGCATTGCCGGGTTCTATACCGATGGTCAGCTGCTGATCGGCAAGACCGATGGCACGCTGGCTAAAGCAACGCTGACCGCTGGCACGGCAATCACCGTCACCAATGGCAACGGCAGCATCAGCATTGCCAGCACCGCCGTCACCAGCGTTACAGCCACCAGCCCACTAGCAAGTACTGGCGGCACCACACCAGCGATCAGCATTCAAGACGGCACCACAAGCCAGAAGGGTGCGGTGCAGCTTGAGGATTCCACCAGCAGCACAAGCACCACTAAGGCGGCGACGCCCAACGCGGTAAAGTCCGCCTATGACCTGGCCGATTTAGCGGGCACTGTTGCTGCCGCAGCACTGCCCAAGGCTGGCGGCACCATGACAGGTGATCTGCTGCTGGCAAATCAATCAGATCTGCGATTTGGCGAGGCGACCGGCAACGGCACCAACTGGGTTGCTTTCCAAGGTGCAGCCAGTATCGCCAGCAATGTGACATGGACATTGCCATCGACAGATGCAGCAGTTGCCGGCTATGCCTTGGTGAGCAACGCTGCTGGCACCTTGAGCTGGGCGCAAGCTGGCGGAGCTGTCATCGTTGATGGTGGCAACTTTGCCAACGGAAGTAGCATTGTGACAACCAGCAGCACCATCGACGGCGGGAGCTTCAACTGATGCCAACACCAGCAACCCGCACGCCAGTTCGCATTGCACGCGGCACGTACAGCAATCTCAACAGCAGTATCGCTGACCTGCAAGAGGGTGAGATCTGCTACGCGACAGATGAAAACAAGTGCTACGTCATCGAAGGTGGCGCACTCACAAGCTTGCCAGCTGGCGACGTAACGCTGACCGGCACCCAAACCCTCACCAACAAAACCCTCACCGATCCGGCGATCATCGGCACGATCCTTGAGGACGTGTTCACCATCACCGATGGCGCAGCGTTTGAGATCGACCCCGGCAATGGCAGCGTTCAGCTGATCACGCTTGGTGCAGCCCGTACACCGAAGGCGACCAACTTTGCAGCGGGTGAAGCGGTCACGCTGATGGTGGATGACGGCAGCGCCTATACGCTCACCTGGAGCGACGCCACATTCGGCGGTTCTGGCGTGGTGTGGAAGACAGGCGGCGGCAATGCACCGACGCTTAATACAACGGGCTACACGGTTATCGTGCTGTGGAAAGTCGGCACGCAGGTGTACGGCGCTCGCGTGGGTGACGCATGATGCTGGCTAAAGCACTCGCAAGCGCATCAGCTTCGGCGGCAAAGGTCTACGTCGAGGACGTATTCAGCACCTGGCTGTACACCGGCAACGGCAGCACGCAGACGATCACGAATGGGATTGATCTGAGCGGTAAGGGTGGGTTGGTTTGGGTAAAGGCAAGAAGTTCAGCGGAAATCCATAACCTATATGACACAGCACGAGGGGCTAATAAGCTTTTATACACAAATGGCACTGCCGCTCAAGTAACAAGAACGGATGCGCTTACTAGCTTTACGTCATCCGGTTTCACTCTAGGGATTGACGGAAACTTCGAGATCAATACGAATAACACCACCTACGCCTCCTGGACCTTCCGCAAGGCGGCGAAGTTCTTTGATGTGGTGACTTATACGGGGGATGGCAGTAACCGCACGATCTCACACAACCTTGGCAGCGTACCGGGGTGCATCATTGTTAAGCGCACGGATACCACAAGTGACTGGGCCGTTTATCACAGAGGGGTGAACGCAGGATCAGGACCGCAGAACTATATAATGCTGCTAAATACAACAGCAGCACAAACAGGTCGAGGATCAGCGTGGAACGATACCGCCCCAACCAGTACCGTCTTCACCCTCGGTACTCATGTTGATGTCAACGCCAACGGCGGCAGCTACGTCGCCTACCTGTTCGCGCACGACGCTGGCGGGTTTGGCGATGCGGGTACGGACAGTGTGGTGAAGTGTGGGAGCTATACGGGTGCGTCGGGCCTCTCAGTCAACTTGGGCTGGGAACCTCAGTGGTTGCTTGTTAAAAACACAAGCTCCGCTATTGACTGGGTGCTGCTTGATAACATGCGGAATTTTAGCGAGACACGTCAAGCATTTATTTATCCCAACGCTTCCAGCGCAGAAACAGCTACAGCAAACTGGGTCGCGCCAACTGCTACTGGATTTAGGTTCTTGTCCAGCGGCGATTACCTTAATCAAACGGGCGACAACTACATCTACATCGCCATCCGCCGTGGGCCGATGAAGACGCCCACCGATGCGACGAAGGTGTTTGATGTGGCTGCTGTGACTCAGGCGTATAACACATCAACCCCTGCAACGTCTTCTATCACAACCGACTTATTCATTACCGGGGTAAGAAATGCTATTCACGATACATCGGTTGCCGACAGATTAAGAGGCGCCCCGCAGCTACTGACCAATGCTACCGATGCGGAGGCGGGTACTAATTATTACTCTTTTGCTAGGCAGACAGGAGTTGGGTTCGGTGTTTCGCTCATGAACTCTAACCCTGTATTTCAATACTTCTTCCGCCGCGCCCCCGGCTTCTTCGACGTGGTGGCGTATACGGGGAACAACGCATCCTCCCAGTCCGTAAGCCATAGCCTCGGGGCGGTTCCCGAAATGATGATTGTCAAAGCTAGAAACAGCACAACAGCAGACCCGAACTGGGGGACATACCATCAAGCACTTGGCAATACAAAAGCAATACGCTTAAACCAGAATCTTTCTGCATTAACAGGCAGTCAATATTGGAACGACACATCTCCAACATCGACCGTTTTTACAGTTGGTGATGCCAATGCGTTTAACAAGTCCGGCGATACATTTATTGTCTACCTCTTCGCCACCTGCCCCGGCGTCAGCAAGGTCTTCACGTTCACAGGTAACGGCACCAGTCAAACAATCAACTGCGGCTTTACATCCGGTGCGAGGTTCGTGCTCGTAAAAAGAACGGATTCAACCGGCAACTGGCTCGTTGCCGATACAGCTCGCGGCATCGTCAGTGGTAACGATCCCCTCCTTTACCTAAACAGCACTGCCGCAGAAATCACCACACTGGATTGGATCGACCCCGATTCCAGTGGCTTCATCGTCAACCAGGAGGCCACCGCTAACGCCAACGTGAATGGTGCCACCTACATCGGACTCGCTATCGCCTGATCATGGAACTCCGCAACCGCGCCACTGGCGCCGTCATCACCGAGTCTCAGTTCCGCGCTGAGAACAAGAACACCAGCTTCCCGCCACAACTGACTGCCGAGATTATCGACAGCTTCGGGTATGACCCGGTGCTAGAGGGTCCACAAGCCACTGTTGTGCCGCCGTATCAGTACAGCCAACGCGATGGCGTGGTTGAGATCAACGGGCAGTGGTTTACGCATTACATCGCCGGTCCTGTATTCCAGGATTACACCGACCCCGACGGCGTGGTGCATACCGCATCTGAGCAGTACGAAGCCTATTGCTTCACCAAGGATGCAGAGCAGGGCAAGGCGGTTCGCGCTGACCGCAACAAGCGTCTTGCTGATTGCGACTGGACGCAGCTGATTGATTCGCCGCTCGATCCTGACGGCAGAGGTGCGTGGCAGTTGTACCGCGAAACCCTGCGCATGGTGCCGCAACAACCCGGCTTTCCTTGGACTGTGCAGTGGCCGCCTGTCCCTGGTACTAACTGATGGCAGTAAAAGCCAAAACCGGCACCGCGCGGATCGATCATCAACCCGGCCCGCCTAAGACCACACGGCAGGGCTACGGCCAGCGCAGCCGCCCCCGCCGTCGCGGTAAGAAACCCTTACGCGGTCAGGGTCGGTAAGCTGGACTGATGAGATGACCGCATCCGATGCCCGCGCCAGATGATGTATCGCATGGGGACATTTACCACAAGCTCGGATCCCTAGAGGGCAAGGTCGAGGCATTGTTGATCAGCATCGGTGAACGCCGCGACGACATCAACAACGTCTTCAGTCGTTTGCGGCAGGTGGAGCACCGCCTGGCTTGGGGCATGGGTGCAGCCGTAATCATCAGCCTGCTAATGCCTCACGTGATCGGTGCCATGGAGCCCCGCATTCACATCGGGGCCCCAACTCAACACCAGCGCTAGCCTGAGGGAAACGCTGCGGACTGATGGACCGGATCGCTGATTATGTCGCGCTGGCGGTGGCGATCCACGGCCTAGCGCTGGTGATCGTCAATCTTACGCCAACTCCCAAGGACAACGCAGCCCTGAGCAATGCCGCCCGTGTGGCCGTGCGGGCGTACCGCGTGATTGAGATTCTGGCCGGTGTTGTCTCGCCCCGCGTTAAGCGATGAGCAACGACGCGCCAATCACCCTGCAGCAGCTCTTCAAGTATTACAAGGGCCAGCCGCATCAGAGCGCCGCGATTCAGCAGCTCGAAGCCGATCTCTCCGCCAACGGCTACGCCGCCGCGATGCGCAGGGATCGCGAGTGGTTTCAAACATGGAGCCAAGACGGGAAGCAAACCGATCTGGGCGGCGCCATCAAACTGATTAAGGAGTTCGAGGGCTGCCACCTCAGCGCCTACCCCGATCCGCTCAGCGGTGGTGATCCGTGGACCATCGGCTATGGCACCACGCGCTACAGCAATGGCACGCCCGTGAAACGCGGCGACATGATCAACGTGATCGAGGCCGACATGCTGCTGCGCCTTGAGATCGACCGCATCACAGACAAGCTGCGCACCACCGTGCCGCATTGGAATGTGATGGATGACGATCAGCGTTCTGCGCTGGTGAGCTTCGCCTACAACCTCGGCGCTGGCTTCTACGGTTCCGCTGGTTTCGAGACCATCAGCAAGTGCCTGCGTGAGCGCAACTGGGCCGCGGTGCCTGCAGCATTGGAGCTCTACCGCAACCCTGGCACCAACGTTGAGGCTGGCCTGCTGCGCCGCCGTCGCGCTGAGGGCAAGCTATGGGGGCAGCATCAGGCCGCGGCCGAACCTGAAACCGCCAAGCTGCGCCCCGGCAGCCCATTCACGGCACGCATCACGCCGCACATTCGGCTGGGCGAGTTTGCGCTCGATCAGGAGGCGCGGCGGTTCCAGCATCAGTATCAGCTGGACACTGCAGCGGAGCTGGCTGCATTCTTGGAACGCGCCCGGACGGCATTTGGCGGCAAACCAATCATCATCAGCAGCGGCTTCAGACCACCGGCCGTGAATCGCTCAGTCGGCGGGGCCAGTGGGAGCGAGCACCTTTACAACGCGCCAAGCGTCGGCGCTGTGGATTGGTACATCCAAGGCGTCGACATTTACAAGCTGCAGGAGTGGTGCATCAAGAACTGGCCCTACAGCACCGGTAAGGGAGCGCCTAAAGGTTTCATCCATACCGGTATCAGGCAAGGGCGCCCTAAGGTCGTTTGGGATTATTGACCGCCTGTGCTCCTACCTGATCACGAGATCCGCCGGCTGTGCCAACAGCATTCGATGCTGTCGCCATACAACGAAGAACAGCTGAACCCGGCCAGTTATGACGTGACGATTGGCGGCCAGATCATGATGGAGGTTGCCAGCACAGCGGAGCTGCAAAAGGTGCAGCTGCATGGCCACACGCAACAGGATCCCTTCTGGATTCAGCCTGGTGAGTTCTTCCTGGCCGAAACGCAGGAGATCTTCAACCTGCCCCACCATGTCGGCGCTCAGTTCGTGCTGAAGTCCAGCCGCGCACGCGAAGGTTGGGATCACGCTGAGTCCGGATGGGCGGATCCAGGATGGTTTGGCAGCAGGCTCACCATGGAGCTGCGCAACCAGCGGCGACTGCATCCGCTGCCGATCTGGCCTGGCCTACGCATTGGACAGATGAAGTTCCTGCTGGTAAGCGGCACCGTGGAGCGCAGCTACGCCGAAACCGGAAGATATAACGCAGACCTAGGCGTTACCGGATCCAAGGGGTAGCAAGCGGCGCCATACGCAGGCGATAGATCTTGCCCGGCGCCTCAGCCGGATCATCCATTGGGATCATCGTGTAATCGTCGCAGCCATGGCTTTCAGCGAAGTGGCTGGCGGTTTGGTGGGTCGGGAATGGCCCGATGTGCCACGGGCCGATGCGCAGTAGGTATTGCATGGCGGGACCGTAGCGCAATTCTTGCCGCTGAATCCCGTAGCAATCCTGCAGTCTCATGAGACGCAGTGGCGACCGCTACCGTATGCCAAGCGGCGCATGGTCATGCAGGGCTATTTCCTGGAGATCAACGCAAAGCTGTTCATACGGTCAAACACGTCCGCGGATGATCTGCCGGGCGATATCTACAGCCATATGGCTGAGTTCATCCGATCCGATGAGGACATCATCGATATCGAGGTGAACGCGGTGCCCATCCCGCCAGACCTGTGTGGACCGTCATCGGATTGACGAGACGAGACTGGTCACACGGCGATCAGCGCGTGATCAGATCCTCCTGGCCTGGAACTATCAGTGCGCCTACTGCGGCGCAGAGCTAGGCCGCAGCCCAACCATTGATCACGTGATCCCTAAGGCGCACGGCGGCACAACCACGCCATCGAACCTGGTGGCCTGCTGCATGGGATGCAACTGCAGCAAGGGCCATAAGCCATGGGTGGACTGGTATCGCGCCCAGCCTTTCTGGTCTGCACTCGGTGAGTGGGCCATTGCGCATTGGCTACAGGATGACGCTACGCTTTCGGCCTAGACCTTTTTTGAGGGCTAGGCGGAACCGCAGCGGCCGGCTGCGGTGAGGTGGGCACCGCGTGAGGACCCACCACCGGCCACCTTATTCAGCGCTTGAGTTGATGGCCCAAGCGTGAGACGCCTCAAGGACGCACAGGGGCTTGGGCTCTGTCA